CTTCTCTCTTCAAACCCCCTAAATAGGGTGTTTCCCGGGGCAAGGTGCCCCGGTCCCCGCCTGTGAACCGCACAGGCACGGTCGGACTACCAGGACAGAAGTCCTGTCTGGCCGGCTTGCTAAAGGCCACGCACCGAGTGCGCCTGGAGTTATACTCTCCAGCAGAGTCCTCGAGTCAAGGTCGCGGGTGACATGCATGCGAAGCTTCGCATGCCACCGATTAACCCTAACGAAGGAGATTTATGACCAGCAAAAGTTGTTAACCCACCCATGGCCCATGACTGGGCCATTCAGGCGTAACACCCTGACGGTAAGTAAGAGACTGTTTTACGGTCCCATACTCCGGTTCCCTCAGTTTTGGAGCCTTAAAGAGGTCGATCTCAATGACCGGCCTCCGATCCACAGGCATAAAGCCAGCGGGGACTCTTCTCACCACCTTCACAGGTGGCGGGGTAAACTTGACCACTTGGGACTGATACAGCCCCAGAGTAAGACCAGGTTCCCCACCCGAGAGAGGTTTGCGGGCAATCCGCAATACCGTTTTGAGCCGATAACCTAGAGGATAGCCGCCATACTGGCGACCTTTGATCATCACCATGCCTTGAAAGACAGGGCTAGGACGGGCTTCGTCAAAATCCTTGACAAGACCCCGCCCAAGATCTTCCTCCGGGAGATGCCAGTTAGGGGGGATGGCAGTTGCCTTCCCTTTGGCTGACAATCTGGACAGCACGTAATCGTACGCGTCTTTGACGCGCGCGTCGTACCCATAGTCCAAAGCGGCCCACTTCTTAATGTTGTTCGCAAGAACAACAAGCCCGACGTCGTCCTGAGGGACATAGTCGAGATAGAAGGGTGTAACGTTAGCACCGCTACGGTAGTGCTCTCCACAGCTTTCGCGAAAGGGAGTTTCCCCCCAAAAGGACTTGTCCTTATTAACGCGAAAACCCACCCAATCAAAAACCTTGACTAGGAGGTCCACTGCTTCACTGGGGACAATAATATCATCCCCATAAACACTAATATGCTCCGTAGGGAGCCCAAGATAGACGCAAGCTGAGTGTGCAAGAGCAAAGAAAATCATGCTCTCAAGCTCAAAGGTGTAGCCATTTCCCATGGCCGACCATTGCTCGTTTTCGAGCAACTTGCATTTCCGACTAGCGTCTTTGTTATTAACCCGGCAGGTGGAGACACGAAGTGCCTCCATAACACGGAACCATAAAGGATCCATATCTTGCCGTTTGAACCCGGTATCTCCGGGATGGTTGCCTATTAGCTCCCATACTAGGGAACTTGTTAGGCTATCGCTTGCAGCGGATAAATCGATCGTGGCCAGATGGCCATCGATGCTCCCCTGTTTCGCGAGACGCTGATTTCGGCTTTGGTCGTTAAGATCAACACCGTGACGCCAAAGGCGCCTGCGTAGCATAGTCCCAATGGACAACTGCAACGCTACATTGCCCGAAGGCTGACGTTTGATCACTCGACCAGTCTTGGCGTTCTTGGGAACAACCAAGAGCTCCTCGAAGGGTACAAGGGCCGGATTCTGGACAACACCACTTTTAACAGAGGAGTATGCCCAACCAGGGGTCATGGAATAGACCGCCTGAACCAGACCGTATGCATCCGGAGAAGCATTGGGGGGTTCCGAGAGTTTCGACCATAAGTCGGAGTTCTCCATGCTCCGAGTGGCCGTACTGCCCGGTCCGTGCCTCACACCGTCAACGAACTCAGACCACTTAAAAGGGCCAAGGATAGACACACATTTTCTGCCCGCAAGGCGGATTACCTCGCAGACCCCGGAATCGTCCGGACGTGCCTTCCCAACCCGATCATTGGTGGTTTTGTTTATCGCTTCCTGAGCCATATAGGCCTGGATGGCGACTTCGTTCGTATCTATACCTAGGTCAAAACCCGGGTATTTCCTGAGCACCTCTTTCATGAGGTACTTTTCCCGAAACATGGAGTCTTCGGGATCAGGAAACCTCATGTCTACCAGATCACCGGCCGAAGGTACGGAGCTACCCCCCGAGAGGGGGACAAGTCCAAGCCCGCTAGCCAGTAGTCCAGCGAAAACATGAGGATCGAAGCGACGAGTGTGATGGCGAGAACGTATAGCAGGACGCTTAATACGCTTTTCCATGGGTTTGACTCCAATAGAGCAGCTACGGGAAAATCCCGCAGGCTGGTAAACACCTCACGGATGAGATGAGTGATTGCGCCTACGAGCAGTTGCTTAGTAGACCCAATCATCATCGTCCATAACCTCGGTAACGATATCAGCGTCAAGCAGGGCTTGCGCCAACAGGTACCGAACGATCTGCGTCTGGGAATCAACCCAGCCCACAGGGACAATGACCTCAGCCTTAGCTGTCGCGAAGTCGAGGACAGACTTAACCGTCTGATCACCCACAGTCTCTTCGGAGACACGCGGCAGTTTGAGATCCAGATACACCGTGCGCACGGTACCGTTAGCCTTCTTGCGAAGGGTGAGGGTCTCGCGCCCTGAGGGCAAGGACTGCCCCAGGTTCTGATACACGGCCGTGAGGCCGTCAACAGTACGCGGGCTGTACACGTGGTTTACTGGGGTCGACGCATTGTCGACAAGGGTAATGGCCTGGTTATCAGGCATAGGATTTCTCCGTGGAGC